TAGTTTAAATAGTGTCGGATTTGTTTCCATTTTATTATTGGGTTTAATTATTTATTTGCAAATGTAGCAATTATATTCTTAGGCACAAGCGATGCGGGTATCGGATATGCTTGGTGCCCGCAGTTATAACCGCCTCGATAAGTTTGGAAGTTACTTGGGTTAGTGTCCTCAATCATTCCTTGCGGTAATCCAGTACGCTCATAGATTTCTCCTTTCATTTCTTTGAATTCAGCAAAGTTACCTTTGATAATCTTTGGTAGTTCGCTTCTGTGATAGTATTGCTTTTGCGTTAATGCCTTACAAAACGTTCGTGTTGTCTTTATATTGCTGCCGACATATCGAAACCAATCCCACCCTAAATCCGCGCTTATAGCTTGGTTAACGGTTGCGTTGTATTGATTGATTGAATCGGTTGCAATCTGTTTTGTGTACTTAACAAGTGCACCATCAATCGTTGGTGTTCCGTTAATGTAGTTGTTTAACTCCTTAGATAGTTGCGAATAACTTCCACCCGTAGTCACATAGGTGTTTATCATTTCGCGCACCGGTGTTATGAGGTTTTGATTCAATCCCGATTCAGTTAATCCCTCCAAGGTAACTGATATTGATTGTTGCCTGATTGCTTCAACTACTTTGGGCGGTTTGAATTTCTTTTCAAGTGCTTTGTAGTAAGAAAAATTAAGCGCGTTTACCTTATCATAAAGTTTTGCAAATTTAGTTACACTTTCGCCATAATCCGAGTCATCAAGAATGATTGTTTCCAAATCACTCTTAAGACTGGATAACAGTTTAATGTTCTTAACTGAATTCGTTATCGTATCGCCTTGAATACCTAACTCACGTTGGAATTGTAATAGCCTACGATAAATTTGCTCTTGGATTTTCGGCATTGCCTCATTCCAAGTAATTAAACCACTGTCAATGGCGTTTAATGTTGCTTGTATTTCTTTACTTCCAACAGCCATTAAGTCAACTGAGTTATCTTATCTAACTGCGCCTCCGATGTTATGATTTGAGGTGTACCTAATTGAGCTCTTGCTTGCTCATAAGTTAATCCGAATCTATCCATAACCATTTGAATAGCTGCCTCCAAATCGTAAACACCACTACTTACCGCTTTAACGATTTCAATAATACCAGTTAAACCACCTACTGTGTATTTTAAATCCGCAGGAGATTTACCACTACTTAAAGTTTCGGTTTCGTTTATATTAAATATCTGATTAAACAATATATCCTTAGTGTTTATTTCTCTTAACTTCTCAACTGCAAATGCATTCAATACCGCTTGCTGCCTTGACTTATCTAAGCGGTTGAATTCAGGATTCTCAGCGTATGCACGTTGCACGAAATCTTGAATGTATGTGCTTATAACTGCATCTGTTTTGGACATCATCTTATTGCTAACCAACAACGCTTTCTCCTCTTGCGTTTTACCACTCGCAGGGTCAAGGTTGAATGCATCACGTAACATATCTTGCATTGCAATGTCATTCGGGAAACGCTTAACGATATATTCCAACTCTTGCGCACTTAACACCGCATCGTTTAGACCGCTATCCTTAGCCGCTTTAATCTCCTCAAGTATTAGTTGACTGCCTAAGATGTCAAACTGATTTGGCACAACGCAAACGGGCACCATTGACTTAATGGTTGCCACATCGTATATCTCTTTATATCTCCACATCGCACATAACTCCGCAATGTTAGTCATTATCGTTCCTAAGTCAACTGCAACACCATAAAATGTGTTGTTAGTTTCATCTCTATCGTATGCCTTTGCAACACCACTTTGAGCCGCTGGTTGTGCCTCTAAAAACTGCATATTGATGGCAGCTAACGAACGATAACGCATTTCGTTTATGCGTTTGTCCTGCAACTCTGCAATCTCGGTTTGTTTTTGAATATAGCCCATCGGTGGAGTCGGTGCAGGCACTTCCCCCATCGTTGTTTTTGCAGGCCTTACACGTATAGTTTCGTAAGGTGATGTCGGTATCTGCCCATCCTTACACTTGCTATTCGTACATGGCACACGCTCTTGCTCTTTGGTAAAGGTAAAGCCTTGACCGTTGCATGATTTACATTGCTCATCTTGGTAAATCCAAACCGTTGAATGTATGTGCTGCGTAATCTCAGCACGCAAATCACTAAACTCAACCGTTGCCACGTTAAGCCATGGTAACATTGCCTTTAATCTACTTTGATATTCGCGGCCAAGTTCCTCTTCCTCTTCAACTACACCACCAATTGTAAAGCCAGGGAATACACCTAAGCCATGGAATGTTTCCTCAACTAAATCAAATCCGTTTCCTTTCTTTTTCTTGCGCCACTTGGACCAACTAATCTTATCAATCGAATAATATACATTGCCATTGTCATCATCTTTATAGACAATCGAATTGCCCTCGTAATGGTAAACAATACTGCTTGAATTGATTACGTAAGGTTTCGGCTTCTTATATTCAGTTGGTTCAGCTTGTTCCGCCCAAACAATAATAACACCGTTAGCATCGATTGTATATTGTTTTAACCCAACTTGAAAGGCCCAATTAATTAATGATTTGGAAGCGGTAAAGTTTTTAGTAAGGTATGTTTTTAAGTCCTCATCTTTTGCTATTCGTGGATATTGCGTGTCTGGAAACTTTAAAAAGAATCCATCAGCACGTTGTATTTTATTAAGTGCATTTAACACACGATCATAAACCTCGCTAAACACCGCCTCATAAGTTTTCTTGCGATATTCCTTAACGATAATGTGTTCGTTAGGTCTTACCTCATCAATTAATTTACGCGGATATTCTCCATCGGAATAGTACTGGAAGTTAACATACTCTTCATCTTCGATATGTGGATTACGCGCCACATCTGCAACGATATCGGCATCAATAATAATGTATTTGTTTTCGGTTTCCATTTAATAAGTATGGCGTTCTGGAGCCCATCTTCTTTTAGGCTGTTGTAAAAATTTATATCGCATATTCATTCTTAATGCATGAATTTGCACAAGGTTGTTATAGATTGTTAATTGCACTTCACTTATTCTGTTACCTCCAATAGATACACCACAATAATCATCTGTTAAATCCTTTAATCGCATTGTTTTAGTTGAATCCATTGGCCAAAAAGTAGGATGATACATCTCTTGATGGCAGTCAACACCTAATTGGCACATTGCTATCCATAACGGTAGCTCATCGGGTATGCAACCCGCAAACTCAATGTTTTTTACACGTATGTTTTCAAAGTTTTCTACCCACTTTGCAAATAATGGATGGCCTTTTTTCCACCAAATAAATTCACTATGTACGTTCCAAATCTTTTCATTTGTAAATCCAAACGCCTCTTTAACTTCTAACAAGTTAGCCCATTGCTTTGCATCGGGTGTAATCTTATCACTATCATAGGTAGTGAAACCGCTATTTTTTACCGCGAAATCAATACCTTTTAATTTCTCAATCTCTGCATTAATGGAATGGTTGTTAATCATTATCACATCGGCATCAATAAACAACGTATAGTCATACGGTGTGAGTTCATCCATGTGCGCCTTTGCTTTAATGTAACACGTTTCGTTATCGGCAAGTGTGTAGCAATGTGGTGGTATTTCTTTTATCTCGGTAAACAACGCTTTATAGTCATCATCTAAACGCGTTATGGTGTCGGCTTGCGTTACTAATGTTATAGGCAAGTGACAACCGTTGGCACGTAATGACATCGCAAGGTTTGCAGCCATGCACCCATAGTTTTTATGACCTATTCCAATTAATAGTATTCCAGTTGTCATTCGCAGTTAGAATTAAAGTTGTTAAATGGCGTTTCAAAGATAGTAAAATCTGAGCTCCAAATGTTTACGTTCTGCATTATTTCGGGATAATTATTGTTATACTCATCCTCAAATCGTGCTTGTATTTGAGTTGTAAAGTTTTCGGGTGTAAAGTAAATGCCATCGTGATTCAATGCAATTACTAAGTTTTGATGCACTTCCTCTGGCACTTCATCGACATAACCTTTATAACGCTTTGCCAATCGTGCCGACAATAATTGGCGGCTTCCATCAGGTCTAACGTAAACAGTTTTGTCGCTGCTAATGTTTGGCTCTTTGAAGTATAATGGTAAGCGGATATAGTTAGTTGTAGGTATAAGCAATGGTGGTGCAGGAGGTGGGTTAATAACAACAACCGCAGTCCTATAATAAAAACCAAATGCGTTTGATGTGTTTGTGTATGCAAGTTTAGTGGTTAAGCATTTATCATTAACCTTTTTAAAGCATTGATTAGATATAAAAAAACTTGGCTCAGAAACACCACAAGCAAACGCTAACTGAAAACAATCTCCATCAAAAGTATTATCAAGTAAATTAGATAACACAAAAGAAAAATAAATATTGTAAATCGGCACTCCGCTTTGTGTTCCATTAGTTACAATGCTTGTTATTACATCGTTCAAAATTATACCAGTGCCACTTGTCGGCACTTTATAAACTGTCACGCTACTTATTACTTCACTTGATACTATTTGCGTTTGAAAAGCCACATCGCCAACATCATAAATAGGTAAGCAAAAATCTTTTTGAATTCCGCATTCGGTATCAGTTACATACTCGGGTATGCCTAAGTCATTTGCCAGGTTGTAAAATGTTACAAAGCTATTAGGTATGTTTAATATCGCTGCCATTATCTTCTTATTAAAAGTTTAAATTCTGCTAATCCCTCGTTTGGATCGTGATTGATTTCAACAATGTTACCAATGTAGTAAGTGTCTGAGCATCTGAATCGAATCGCACCATAAGGATTTACTTTAACATCTTCAAAGTCTGCCATTGAAAACGGTGCGGTAAAGGTCACGTATTCTGTCTTCCAAATTGGTGTTGGGTCAGCTACATCGGTGCTTATTACTGTTTGATTTTCGGCAACAACTCCCGTTTCAACAAAGCACTGGTCTGCAAATCGTGACTCGGCAATATAGTTTCCAGTTCCGCTTGTGAATATTAATGACTCATTCGTAATCAATGGCGTTGGTGCACATATTGATTTAAACCATCGCATCAAGTTTCTTAAAGGTGTAATCCTTAAATTCATTCTTGTTGATGGTGAGTACATATTAGCGGCATCTGTTGTGCCGCGGTAAGCATATAAATTACCACCCTCAACAACTGCATTAACAATAAACAAGTCATCATCATAACGCCAATCACTTGTGCCCGTTTCGGTTTGGTTTTTTCTACGTGTTACTTCAATCGTATATCCTGCGCTTATAAGGTCAGACATTAGGTCTAACTCGCTTGGATTTGAGTCTATGTTTCTGCGATATTGTCGCTCTGTATTCATCTCATCAAGTCCGTTATACTCTTCGGCTTCCCATTTGTCATAGCCCACGTTAATCGTGCCATAAATCAAATCTTGGGCAGTTGTGAATATAGCTTTGTCAACCAACCCAACATCGAAAACTATTGTTGACTTATAAAAATAATCAATGCTTGCAATCTTTAATTCAGTTTCGTTGTTGTCAAACCCCCAACCGATGTTGAATATTTTTCGGCATTGCTCAAATAAATACTCGTATGATACAAATAATTTTGGAACACTTGGCTGAGTTACATCACGTAAAAATGAGCCCTTAGTTATTTGATAAAAATCTAAACATTGATTCAATTCATCTTCCATTACTAACGATGGGCAATCTGTGTCCATGTATGCCGATGGGAGAAACTTTAACAACTCAGGCAAATAAACTGATGTGGCAACTGATGCCGGGCTAATGCTATTCGCTTCCATATTGAAATAGTTAACACCACCTGCATCATAATCAACACTTACATCAAATGTATCAACTCCGCCAGTTGTTGTTAATTTTACAATATCTATATTAAAATAATAACTTATTTGCTCCAAGTCACCCTCTGGATTTGTAACACTTCCTGAAAATGATTCATCAAAAGATATAACTAAAGGTGTAGATGCAGTTAATGAGCCAGTAGCAATCGTTGTACTTCCTAAAGATGTTAAAAATACAGTGTCTGATGCTTTTTCTGCAAAAATAAAAATTGCAAAGTTTGCGTCATAACTGCAAGTTATTGTCATTGTGCCTTTGCATCGCCATGTAACATCTATTGTATTAATAATATTTTCCGATTCAACTGGCTTATAAAATCGTAATTTTTTATAACCTGCAAATTGAATGGATGTCATTGGCCAAATTATTATATTAGATTGTGCATTGTTAATAAAAACAAGTGATGGAGATACATTTGAAATGTTACTATTTTTAAACTCGATTATAGGATTTTTTGGCAAATAAACTGGAAAGTAGTAAAATCTTTCATCAGGTGATAGACCAATAGGATCATCGTGATGTCCACTCCAATTCGCACCATCTTTATTGTTTGCTTTATTCTGCAACAATATATCTTGCCCCTCAATGTTTAATACCCTCAACAATGGTGGTGTAATCGCTTGCCCATCAAAGTTAGTTGTTGCTTCAATGTCCACATCTTGCCCCATTCTACTCATAAACACATCGGTGCACTTTGATGCGGTAACGCTAATTTTAATAAAGCAATAATCCGAGCATTGTCGCTCAAATGTATTGAAGTCAAATGCACCAATAAAGTAGTTTGTATAGCCATCGCCCTCGGCACATTCGTAATCAATTTGCACTTGGTATTGACCGTTGGCGCCATTGGTTAAGTATTCAGCATAAAGCAAATCGTAAGCCTCGCCTACCCACTCAAATGAATCGGTTGAGATGTTTATATTGATGCCATGGTGTATGATGTTTCGCGTTAGGTTTCCACCGATGCCATTCCACCCTACTGGCGATTCAACAACGGTTGAAACACTTGAACTGTCTATTAATGTGAACTTCCAATTCATGCTCTATATCTCATTTTTTTGTTACGAAATTCAACGCGGCTATTTTCTTTAAGCAAAAAAGTTGTTAACCCTTGCTCATCAATATTGACATTAAGATTCGATTTGTGCTTTGCCATAATTCGGTCTAACTTATCGTAGTTAATTCCATGACTACTTGCACTTTGTTTGGTTTGAAATTGTGCCGCAAGGTCGAATGTTCCGTTGGCTAATGATGCTAATATATTGTTTGCAAATGTTGGCTCTCCCTCATTGATGGCTTTTAATACGGGCAAATATTCGGCAGTTGCATGTCGGTTTACAACGTATTCACCTCGCTCAGCCTCTATCAATGTGCCTCCACTTGAATGCAATTGACCGCCAACAACACCGCCCTTTTCAAACTTTGGCGGTTGTGCGCTTTCAATGACTGCAATTTGTGCGCCCGTTGCTATGGCAGCGGCTGATAATGATGCTATGGTTGCAGGACTTAATGGCCCGCCTGGAACTGTTGCAAGTATGTTACCAATTGCTAATGCTCCATTGATTATAGCTTGCATTATTGCCGCTTGTTTCTGTCCCTCCCACGCGCGTGTTTTGATTTCGGCTTCTTGTTGTGCGTATCTTTCCTCAATCTGTAAGCGTTGTGCATCGGTTAACTCTTTATTGCTTAACTCGGCATCTTTACGCATGCTAAGTGACTCTAATATCGATGCGGTTTCGGCATCTCTATTTTGTTGGTTAATAGTGAAGATGGTGCCGGAGATAACTTGCGCTGAAGAAAGTGCTAAGTCAGTGTATTCCTTAATTGATTCTTTTCTTCTTTCTTTATTTTTTCTTTCTTGCTCTTCTAAAAAAGCATCCTCAGTTTCAAAGTATTTTTCCCACCAATCTAAATTAGCTTCTAACTTTACCTCATTGGCTTCATTAAACGCTTCTATATCGGTTTCACTACGCTTATTAAATGATTCCTCATAAACACGTTGTGAATCATTAAGGTTTGCAATTTCTAATTTTTTTTCATTTGCAGTTAATGAACTATCAAGTCTAACTTGGTCTTGTTTTAGTTTTGTTATTGCAGCATAATAAGCCATCTTAGCATCCAAATCGTTTGTTTCACGCATCAATAATTCATTTGCTGCTATCTCATCACGTATCTGTCTAAGTTGCGCTTGTAATGCTTTATCGTTAGCAATCTTTTTATCTTGCACTAACTTTTCTTGATGGGCTTTTGCTGCATCGGCTTCTTGCTTTGCAAACTTATCTCTCGTTTGTTGTTGAATAGATAAAAACAAATCATCTTCAATACGCACCGCATCTTGATAGGCTTCTTGTGATAATGTTTTAGCGCGAAATTTCTTATCGAGTTCGTTTATTTCTCTTTGATGCGCTTGCTTATTCATTAACAATTCTTTGTCCAAGCCATCTTTAATCATGCTTATCAACTTATCGTTAGATTTTTGCCTTACACCAGCATCATCTGCTAATGCTTTATTCATGTCTGTTGCGCTATCACGCGCATCATCCATAGTAATAATTAGGTAGGCTAACCCCGCAACAAGTAAACTTAAACCACCAGTTGCAACCGCTGTTGATGCAGCAATAGTTCTACCCATTATTGCTGATGATATTGTTGCCGCTTTTTGCGCTCCATCCAAAAGAAACGTTCTCAATGCCCCCTCAGTTGTGGCTATGTTTGCTAATTCTTGGACACCTTGCAACAATGCCATTGCGCCTTGGGCTTGCGCTAATGTTTTAGTTAACTTTTCGTTCTCACTTCCAAACAATGTTGCAGCACCCGCAGCAACCGAAGCCGCTGCCGCTATACCTCTAAACGCAGTTACAACCGCATCTATTCTCTTTGTATCGCTTGCTAATGCCTTAACCTTATCGTTGACATCGCCAATAGTATCGGTTAACTCAGCCGCGCGTTTTGTGGCCTCTCGCAATTCCTTTTCGCCTAATGACCCGCTTGCTATTTGTGCTTTAAGTTCTTTTAGTTCGGCTTTCATTGACTTGAAACCGCCACCCGCTTGCTTGGTTTCTTTTGTTACCTCAGCTAAATGGTCAGCAAATCCCTCCATAACTCCCGCTTGAATTTCAGCCATAAGCCCATCGACCTCGTTGGACAATTTGCCCATTTCGGTTGTGGATTTATTTAAGTTTTGGATAAATTCCTTTTGCTCATTGTTTACTTGCGCAAACGCGGCCGCATCATCTTTGCTAATTTTGCCAAGTAACTCAAGTTGCTTTATTGCAGGCTCAAGTCCTGAAGTGTCGGCAACAAACTTTATTATTACGTTTTCCAACTGCCATTACTTTTTGGGCGGTTTAGGTTGTGGCTTCTTTGCTTCGTTGGCAAAGAAAAAGAAATCCCACAAATTTAGTAAATTAATTTGATAATTCGCGGGTAAATATTTTAATACGGTAATCTTTAATCTTTCTCTGCTTGCAATTCCATCCCTAACGTCTGTAACGAAAGAATATCCCGTTGAATCTGCTCTACCTTTTCCACTATCGCCAAATACGTCAGGGAAGTGTCTCCTGACTTCGCTAAAAACGGTACTAATTTCTTTATTGGCATTGACAAAAAAAAACTATCGCCCGCATTCTCTTTCCAGTTCTTAATCTTCTTTTCGTTGGCCTTAAAGTCATAGCGTGTCAATGGCTCACTTTTATCAACAAACGCAACAGAAGCAACCTTGTAAATAATATCCTTGCTTATAATGAAGTTACAACGTTCCTCGAATCGCATTTGCAATTTAATGATTTCGTTAAGGTTGATTTTCTTTGGATCACTTAACAACTTGCTCATTGCCGCGTTGTAATTCTTAATGTAATCGTTTGTGACTCCGTTTTGCATTTCTTGGTAGAATGTCAACGCTTCTAACCCACGCTCATAAGGTAGATTATTTTTATCGACAAACTCAAAGTAGTCAACGCCTCCGCACTTGAACGCAAATTCAAGCGGGAATTCGGATTTATAAACTGGTGGCGAGTTCTTGAATAGGTTTCGGAAGTTCATTGTTATGTGTATAGTGTTTCGTTCTTAGATTAATTATAATTTTACTATCTGTTTTATTGTAAGTCCGCTTCTTTGCGCTGCCTCCACACCCACACGTTTGACCGGTATAGGTGTATCCTAAACTTAGCAGAAACTTATGTGCATCTTCAATCTCCATAATAAAACATTTTAGATGTTAAAGCGTTAAGCCCACAAAGGGTAAGTAAGTAGGGTATCATTGCAATGTTTGGCTCAAAATAAAACCAACCAATTAAACCCCAAACCGAAGCCATACAAGGTGGGCAATCAAATAATGGTTTGCTCCAAAATTCGCCAATGTTATCACGTATTAAGGTTGCTGCTTGCTCCAATAACATACCGTCACGCGTTAGGCAGTGAACACCTAAACAACCGAGGCTATTCAGGACAAGGACAAGGAATAATGGCAATAGTATCATCTTCAGTTATGTTTATGAAGTTAAGGGTAATCGATGAGTAAACGGTGCCACAAATGTCAAATGTTGCGACATTGCAGCCATTTAGTATTTCAACTTTTACGGGGCCCGTTCCAATGTTCCAGAATCCGTTGTTGTTCATTTCAATGACTGCATCGTATAATCCGCTTGTTACATCTCGTTTTAATACCCATCCATTTGAATAGGTAAACTTAATGACGTAGTTAGTATCGTTTGTGAATGTGGGTGAACTAAATTCTAATACCTCAGCGCATCCGCTAATGTCTTGGGTGTAGCTTGTTAAACAGTTAAGTATGCTCATGGTTTATTTTTTTATTCCGTAAAAGTACAAATCTTGTGGGAAGTCTTTGCGTGTTTTGAATTTATAATTTGAAAATATTTTATCGCAATCCAACACGCTGCGAATGTCCTCCTCAGATAGGTTGCGGTAATAGTCGGTTGTGAATGGGCTATCCTTTGGGCTTGTTTTCTTTGTGCCATGTTCGGGTCTGCCTGGAGCCGCACAACTAAACAAAAACAAGCCGCCATCTTTGAGTAGGTTATTGATTACATTCTTTAATGTTTGTTGCCAATATTCATCGTGCTCAAAGCATTCAGTTGAAATAACCACATCGTAATTGTTATCAATATCTGTCCTATGCAAGTGCCCTTTAATTACTAAGTCAACATTCGGGCCATCTCCAATATCGATGCCAGTATAATCACATTGCTCGAACAAGTAACGGTTGTTGCCATTGATATCAAGTGAGCCAATGTCTAATACCTTAACACCAATAAAGTGTTCAGGGTGTGCGTGTTTGACTAATTTGCACCATTCAGCTTGTTCTCTGTGTGCCATATTTTAGTTTATAAGTTTCGTTATCGGTGTGTTGAATCATTCCAAACTCCTCCATTCTCGATGTTGTGCTGATTTCGGATTGCACCGCTAATCCATGCAAAACAAATGGTGTGGCGTGTTGTGCTAACCAATCGTCACCGTTTGCAATCAATAGGTCTTCGGGTATCGGTGTGTACTTTGATTTGTGTATCAACATCAAACAGCCCCATCCATAAGGTCGCGTTTTCATCGGTTTGAGGTGGATGTTGTGGTCTTTCGGTAGTTGGTAGTTAGTAAAGTCCATGCCAATAACGCCAACGTGTTGCAATGAATCATCGTAAATCGATAGGAATGCAGGATCAAAGTTTATGTCATCGTTGCAAATTAATATGTTCTCAAATTGGGAACGTTCAACTCCGTAATTCCACGCAGGGTTTACGTAAATGTTGCGTGGCATAAAACTCATTGATATTTTTTCGTGAAAACGCCATTCCGCTTCTTCTCCTGGTGCATTATCAATAATGATTACCTCACCCACCAATTCGCATTCGCACAAATCGGTTAACAGTTGTGTGATGCGTGGAGATTTCCACATGGTTGGTATTATTACGCTAAACATTTGACAAATATATGAAATTTTTTAAATAAGTGTTACATGCATAACGAAATGTGTCTAATGCATCCGCTTGTTGTGTCGGATCGTTACGGTCTGTTTTCTTTATTGTCCCATCGGGCAACACCGCCACGTTTTCTAAATCGAATTGCAAGCCCTTAGTAAACTGAGGGTCAAGTTCTACATTGCCTCGCGCCAACAATGAGTTTACTAACATTCGGTTGTCTTCTAACGATGGGTTAACGCTTGGAACTAACATCTGATTGTTGCTGAGGTTAAACTTCTGCCTTATCACAACATAATAGTTGAGGTTATCCTGAACCAATGCACTCGATGACTTGCCACTTGCATCGCCAGTTACTTGGTATAGTGCATTGCCATACTTAGACTTAATAACATCGCATAGTTGATATATGTCACTGTTGGCAAGTTTAATCGTTTCCTTAACTCTTATGGTTGATGGCGGCATAACTTGAAGTACTGAGCAACAAATCGGGTTACGGTTAAAGTCAAAGCTAAGTATAATGGGCAGTTGTTTATTAAGTTCAACGGGCTTGAGGTGTTTAGTCGAATCGTAAGCATAGGCCCATCGGTTACCATCCATGTCAAAGTTTGTCCAATCGCCACCAATAAACTGCCGCTTATAACGCTCATCCATACGTGACCAAACCTTTCGCTGCTCTTCAGTTACAAAAGCATTGTCATCGGGCAAAGCTAACTGATAGTAAAACTCGGGGCCTAATTCGCCTTTTAAATACGGGATATGTATTTCATCTTTAATCCACGTTTGAGTTGGGTTAAAGGTTGCTAATATCAAAGGTGTTGGCATCTTATCAATGTACCATGAGCCAACGCGTGAGCTGCCGATATTCCAAAGTTTCTTACTCAGTTCCTCAATTTGCTCAAAGTAAACTCCATTCGTTTCAAGTCCAAGAAATGCATTCAACTCGGGGTCATGGCTTATGTTCTCAGCCATAAAAAATATTTTTGATTTGGTCTTAGTATTCTCTAAGAAGTAGTTTGACTTATCGCGTGACCATCTAAAGTGTGGTGAGCCATCGATAATTTTTTCAAATGTCGGTATGATTGTCTTAACTAACTTAGGAAAGTCGGAACGAATAACATGCCACTTGCTGCCTGGATACATTGATGCCAAACGCAAACAGATCGTGGCGCAGATGAATGACTTGCCACCACGAATAGCGCCACCATAAAGCAAGTTGCGCTTCTCTGTTGCGCCTTGTGCCGCTGCCATCGCTTGAATGTAGAAATCGTATTGCTTTGGGTTGGCTTGTAAATCAACATTCATTAAATTTCAATCTTAGTTCCATCAGGCATCGTAACCGTTGATGGTGGGCGGTTGTCGGTGATAGTTGTTTCGGTTTTGGTTATTTGCTCCTCTATTCCGTTATTCAATGTGTCAATGGCTTTAGCATTGCCCATCTTTGCGTTGTTAAAAAGGCTATCGACATAGTCCTCTAAATTATTGGCGCCCGTTAACTTTTCAATAATCTTTTGAGTCAATAACCTTTCCGCGCGCCTTGCCTCCCATCCTTTGCTTTTGTTTTCAGGCGGTGGTTGATTGTCTTTGCTAAACTTAACACCCTCATCGCCTTTAAATAGTTTTTGAGGTCGTTTTTTGGTCGTTTTGTCATCGGCTTTCATACCACAAAGATAAGTATTATTTTAATATGCTCAATAATTCCGTTTGCAACTGCTCAAACGATGTAGCAATAATGTAATGACCTCCATCGGCTTCTATTGATGCTTTACGTTTTAATTGTGCTTCTCCCATTCGGTCACTTTCGGATTTAACCTCAATCGCAAACAATCGGCCTTTCAATATGCACTGGATATCCTCCATGCCTTTGTTCAATCCTGCAATGTAACCAATACCTTTTCGATATCTGCCCTCACTACTGATGCGCCTTGCACTATTGCAACTGTGTACTGATTTAAGGTAGGCAATAATAAGGTCAGTAAACTTATTAGTATTAAAAGCATCTTTGGTTTCTTTCGGTTGGATAACATTGTTTACTGGCAAGTCTAAATGGTTTGTCGTGAGCTCCGCTTTGCGCTTCTTAACTACTTTCTTTTTGTTGAGGTTAAATCGCTCAATCGGTAATGTGTTCCAAAACGCCTGAGCCATGTTTGACCGTTTGTATTGGTTGTGGTAATATAGTTCGAATTCGGGGATTGTGTAAATTTTCATATTGTTAATTTATAATTTATAGAAAACGTAATTTTTTTCTAAGTCTTTTCTAATAACTTTTCTAAGTCTTTTCTAAGCTATAACCCTTACTACTACTATATTTTATATATATATAGAAAAAAGAAAGAGGTAAATGGCTAAAACTATTCCTATTATTATTATTGATAATATTTTTTGTAGTAGTTTGCCAAATACCTTTTCTATTTCTATTTTTTTCTAAATAATTAGTAATCAATAGTTTAATATAGAAAAGACTTTTAGAAAAAACATTACTATTAATATGGTTGTCTGTTTTCATAATCGCTATAAGATTCATTTTGAACGGTTTGAGTATTTTCCCTCACAAATAGAAACGGAGTGCCTTTCTTTTTTTCAAGGTAATTATTGCTATTAAATGGAAAATAATACTTATTCGGTTGTGGTGTCATTTTCATTTCATTTTTAAGCACTTTAAGGATGTAAGACATCTTTTCTCTTTCTTTGTCAAACCACCTTTCTTTAATATCTTTTGCAGTTGCTTCAAACTCATTTACATCGTTATTGTTAAAAAAGTCATCAATGTATATTTCAAGTTCTTTTCTCAATCCGTTTTTACTTTCTTTTTTGATAAGCTCCAGCGAATCAGTTTGTATTTCTTCCTGCGTGAATACCATGCGCGAATTTGAAAAGTCAATATCAGGCAGTTGTTCTAAATATTTTAGGAATTTAGGTATCTCGTTAAACAAATCATTTTCAATGTTTGTATTTTTTTTGCCAACGATTGGGTTTATTTTCCTAATCCAAAAGCGAATTTCTTCGTCATCAATTCGCATAAAATCGGTTTCCTTATTTGTGCAAACGATAATTTTACCAAAGAATGGAACGCTGTAATGTTGCACAAACTTTTGCGATACTGAAATAGTTTTTGCAGTTGCCAACGATTTAAGTTTTTCAACAACGTGTTGCTTTTCAATTACGGTTTCATCAATCATAATTATATTCTTTGTGGCATAAGCATCGTTAAAGCTACTCATTAAGTCACTTGGATTGATAAGTGTTGAATTTTCGCCAAATAACATCTGAATATAATTTAAAAAAGTAGTCTTACCTGTTTCTCTTTCAGTTGAAACTAACGAAAGCACTGGCAATATTTGACAAGGATACTCATAAAGTAACTTCATGTACTTCAAACCTAATTCTAACTGCTCACCAAATATGTGACTTAACAAACCAAGTGTAACACTAATGTCATTGGTGTAAACAGTATCACTAAATTTTGTATGTGGGAATTTGGCATACAAATTATAGCAGTTGTTTTTAGATGGAATAAAAGTCACATTATTAGGAATAATTGTGAAGTCATCAAACTTATAAATTTTGCAAAGTATATTTTTCGTATGATCTTCTTTTATTTCATCTTTTTTCCAAGACTTTAAAATAACATTAGTTCCTGAATAGCGGTCATCTTTTTTAATTACTTTAAAATAATCGGAGCCAACGCGAATGTAAGGTATTTCGTTTTGCATTATATTGTAAGAAACGTGACTCATTGCTTGAAAGTAATCGCCTTTAAATTTTACTGTTGTAAGTAAAATAAATTTACTGAAGCTTTGTCCAGTTGCTAAATCAAATGGGTTTGACTTCTTAATGTCAATCTTTCCGTTTTTATTTAAAATAAAATTAGGACTTTTAGACAAATCACTTGCATCACTAACTGGATATGTTGCTTCAGTTTCTGAAAACGAAATACATTTTTTATCGCCCTCAAATATTTGTTGCATCGTTCCAAATTCGTTAAACCAATCTATTGGATTGTAGATTGAATTCTTTTCGGGTTTCTTAAATTTGTTCATTTTCGTCAATTTGTTTTATCATTTCTTGAGCAAATTCTCTTGCAGCAAAACATATAATTTCTATGTCAAGTTCTTCAAAATCTTTATAACTTTCTTCCATTTTTGAAATAAAACTTTGCATTGCTAATCCTGCAAAGTAATCAAATCTTTCTTTTTTTGTTTTTGGGTTTTCCATAATAAAAAATACCTATCAAACACAAAGGCTTACCCACTCGTTGCGGTCGCAACAATTGGCAATGTGAATGATAGGATTTTTAAATATTTTCATAAGTGAGTAAGCGGTGCAAATATAATTAAATATTTTTAATTCCTAAATTTATTTAGATAAATAAGTAGGAAAATTTAAACCCTTATCCACCATTTGTTTTGCGGTTTGTTTATACACATCAGGCTTTTTAGAAAGGTAGCTTTGCGAATCAATTAAGTTATTGATTAAAGAAATGGCATCATTATAATCAATATAATTTGCGCCAACATAACCTCCGAGCAAGTAACTCGTAGCACGTAAAATAATATGCCCAGTATCGGTTATGGTATTAATACGCTTTGAAATAATCTTTTCTATAACAGAAGTTTTGTCATCAATAATATATTGTTTTACTGCAGGCCTAACGATTTCAATATGTTTTGTTGACCAAGTTTGAGCATCGTTTCTGTGTAGAATGTCGGCATCGTAACTAATAAACATTGGTAGTATGCAGTTCTTTGGTGCTGTATCAAACCCATTATAACAGTTAAGGTGTCGCTCAATTCCTGCATAGTATTGTTTGAATTCATCTACCGAAGTGCAAATCGGAATCTTAACCAGTGCGCGAACACCATGCCTTGAAGCCGATAGCCACGCGGTTATGATGTATTTATATTCATTGAATAAATATTCTTTAAATTCAACTGCCACATCGGATGCTAAATGGTCAAAGTCTAAAACAAGTAAGCCAGTCCAATGTTGAATGTTGGAATACTTACGCGGCCCGTTAACATAAACACATGGAGTAAACGAGTATAGTTTTGACTTTAATGCTTGTTTTTTAGCCATGTCTTTATTTTCCTCTGCAATCCTTATCTCCTCAAATACATTGCGGATATCTTTTTTAGGTGTTCTAATAGCGTTTATAAGATATTCAAGCGTAACACTACCAAGTGGAGTGCTACGTTTGATATCGGCTTCGTAGTAGTTGAATGTTATTGGTTGCATAGTTTATTCATATAGAAATTATAATTAACTTCATGAACCTTTGAATAATCTTTACCCGTATGTGGGTAAATTATATGTTCAAATATTGGTTTGTTCATAAAAGAAAACTGATAGCCTAATGATTTCTTTCTTACTTCACCAATATCCGCAATTTTACAAATAAATGAATTAACAGTATTATGATCATGCAATTTATGATGTCTATCCTTATGATATTCGATACCATCAATAAATATAGATTCTTCATTAAGTATAAAATAGTTATAAGATAATGCAGGGTAAATAAATATAAGTGCTTTTACAAATTCGCCTGGTCTATATTCCCATTCTGCTTTTGTGTATTTATTGGCTTGCAAAACATATTCACCGATTTCCTCGCCTCTTTTTTTGTCGGGCCTTTTGCATTCAATACCAAAATGATATTTACCATCAATAGTCAAAAGCAAATCAATTCTGTTTTTTTTACATTTGCTTACTACTTCTCTTTGGACTTCAAAATACTTTTTAAAGTGCACTACCATTTGATTAACCAATTCTTTTTCTGTTTTCATTTTTTCGCAGTATTAAGTTTATTGTACTCAATTTGATTGTAATTAAAGCCATCCACTACCATTGCTTTTTGGATTGCATGATAAATTGTTTCGGCCCATGTTGGAAGGATTTTCCCGCTTGGGGATTTTACTAAAAATATTTTCATACTTATAAAAATTAAAAAAGCCTATCTAATTTCGTGTAGGGTTCGACTTCTACACTCCATTAAATAGGCCAATAAGTTTATGTTTCTTTAGTGTCGAACCGAAACAACAATGCAAACTTAATGAATCTTACCCAAAGTAGCAACTATTTTTTTATCATATTCTTCAAGCCATTCTCTGCATTGAATCACACGTTGAATAATTAATTGCTCAATAGTTACATCACGTTGCACCTGATAGGCAACCCATCTTTCGTTATCGGGTAAGTCATCATAAACAACCTCGCCATCGTAGTTAGCCTCCTCTGGTGTGTTCATTAGGCCATGAAACACGATAAAGGTAGGTCGCTCATAAAGTGCCATATAACCTCTACCTTGCCACTCATAGTCGCTATTCATTCCCTCAATAGCTTGTTGCTGCAATGTTTTGCGTGACCAAGCAGCCTTAACATCAACTATTAAGTGATTCGTGATTACATCGCAAGTGCCTACCATCCATTCGTTATGCACAGTTACTTCGTTTTTTTGAGCCATTCCCAAACCGATTTGCTCGGCCATAAAATCAATCAGGTCAATCTCAACTAAGTTGCCTTTCATAATGTACTTGGAATGGATTTGTTCGCGGTCATTGGCATACCATTCCATTAAGAAAGTTTTGCACGTTGCTGACAATTCGCCTTTTGTTTTTGCGTTGCTCATTATCTTCCCGATTTGAGAGCAGTGTATTCTGAATATCTTATCCATTGGTCAATTGAGCCTCCACCTCGTTAGTAACATTATATTTTTTCTTTATTGCATCTATTGTAACTGATCCCGCAGCGATAGCTGCTTTGGCCTTTTCAATTGCTTCACCGGTCAATGTCGGTTTAACTACTGGCTTGGTTGACACCCTCACCGCATCGTGCATCTCACCGAATGCTCTGACCTTTTCGGTTGTAAGCACTATTTGTTTGTTTGCCCAGTCTTCAATAAATGGGCTGCCCAATAGTTTTGAAATGCGCTTTAAGTTAGTAGCATTAGCAACCATCGGTTTGCATTCAGCAAAGTGAACGATGCAGCATTCGGATTCGCCACCTTTGCCATCGTGTACTTTTTCTTTATCCACTTTGGTAATAGTTACGGTTTTGTCTGCATCGGTTAAATCCCACCCACCGATATAGTTGGTATTTCGGAGTTGTTTAAAATGTGTTTTTTGTGTGTTCATTGTTAGTTATGTATTAAGATTTAAAATAAGTCATCTGTTGAAATCGGCTTTGAATAGCTTGCTTGCGGGTCTTCAGTCTGCGTAAACGGATTCGCATCCACTTTCCAGCACACTATCGTGTTAAACACCTTAACCTCACCTTGTGGCGATGTCCACTCTCTACCTCTGATGTTAATGTGAGCTTCAATGTCCTGACCAACTGATAAAGAATCTGCAAGTGCGCAGGATTTCTGTTGTAATAGAACTGATACTATCTGTGGGTATTGGTCTGCAGTAGTGAGTACTAATTCACGTTTGGAGAATTTACCATCACTAACTGTTTGCGTTGCGCCTATGCGCTTAATTGTGCCTTTGATTGTCATTTTTTTTGTTTATTAATTATGATTAGAATTATTATGTATTGTATCTACTTTTGGAACGTGAAGAAATTGCGACAACACTATTGAGAGAAAAGCATTGTTAGGGATGTAGTTTTGACCGCTTAAATCCATTTCGTTAAATCCTGCCGAAATAAGTGCATCGCATTTCTTAAGTATGTCGGTTGCATCTTTTTGATCGAATGAGGCTGCTATTTTACCATCAAACCAAAAGTAGAATGTTGCTGAATCACTTTCGTGTTCAATCTTTTGTTTTTGTTCATCGTTAATCCAAGTTGTAACTGTGGTAATTTGTTTTTTAATGTGAATTGATTGCATTGTTAGTTTGTTTTTATTGGGTTAGTAAATGGGGGTGTTTAGCCCCCTTTGATTTGTTTTATTTAAATAGATTGTAATAAATTAATTTGCATTTGAGATATATCAGTTGCTTTTTTTGTTGCAAACTCAACTGTAAATCCTAACTTTATTAATTTTGTAAAATTCATAAACCAAATTTCTTTAGAAATCAATTCTAATTCAGATTGTGTAGTAATTGCGTTTTTTAAATTTGCTATTGTGTTCATGTTGTTTTGTTTTTAGTTGTTGTTATTGGTTGATGCAAATGTACACTTAAATTCATTACCTCAAAATAATATTTTCAACTAAAGTGTTAATTTATGTTAAATAATTTTTAAGAAAATCATAAATTATAAAATGTTGTGGCTTCCACCGGTCAACTTTACCATTCATAAGTCTGGCTATTCCGGGCCGAGTGTAGCCAAATTGTTTAGCCGCTTCGGTTATAGGGTTGCATTTAGCTGGCCTTGATCCATTGTGTTCGACAAGTGCTAACATCTGTTTGTATTCTTGTTTAAGTTGTGTGTTGCTTGGTTTGATTCGGGGTTGTTCTGCGGTTATGTTCATACTTCTGACATTATTAATAACTGATTTGTATTCGTTTTCTTTGCCACCTTATAAGCGGCATGTAGTTTAGCCCTTATCTTATCTCTAAATAGTTGCCCATCTATCCAAACTCTAAACTCTTGAGTCCATTCCTTTTCGATAATTTTCGGTTTGTATTTCAAGAGCTCCACAACCGTTGCAAGTATCTGCACCACCTCAAACTTCTTAACGTGAAATAGCATTGCGATTTCAACTTGCGTTAATCCTGCATTATGTTTTAGCCACATATCCCAATGTTGTGGGTTTATTACATCGGGTCTTATGATGTTAACGTAAGCATCACTAATGTAGCGGCTTGTCTTACGGTTGCGTGGTTTAATTGATTTTTTCGGCATTGCGTATGTTATATTGCATTAATACAAGTGCTGAATGTATGGCCTCTGCATTGCCACCTTTATAGGTAAGTTTCGCGCCACCTTTTGGGGTGTAGGCGTTAGGGTTGCTTCGGTAACCGAAGAGTAAGCGTTGGATTAGTGTTTTCATTTTGTTAGTTGTTTAAGATTATTTTGTTTTGTTTTTTAACTTCTGATTCTGACATTAATATTATTGTCATTATTTCGCAACAGATAATTGCAATTTGTTCATTTGAAATACAAGTTTTTTTTAATTGTTTTGACAGTCTTATTAAATTAGCAACAGTTGATTTATATTTTAAATAAGCCTTTTTTGTAAGGCAATAATTATCTATTTCACGAATAACAGAATTTAAAATATCCGTGAATCTTGATTCCTGATTATTAATAATAAACTCCAAACACTCCTCAAAAGTATAAGTACAAAATATTCCAAGTTTTTTGTTTACAGTAAAATAAATATTGTTTATTCTACTTTTTTTAGGGTTATAACCTCCAGCAACAATTTTGGGCAAATATGGAGTTATAATTTTTTCCAATAAATACTTTATATTTTGTTTGCCAATATAACTTGTATCTGTTTTTATCATTTCTGTTTGAATACAACTTCTTAAATACTCAGCACAAAAAACAAGTCTTAATGTCTCAACTTGTGTAGGTAGCGATATGTCAAAAAATCTTTTTAAACATAAGTTGCTTTCTATACCACACGAATGATTGCAATGGCAATCTCCACAATATGTGATTTCGTAACTCATTATGCAAGTGAATCAAATTTTTTACTTTCAATTTCTCTAATTTGTTCCTTTGCATTGGTGCTTTCAATAGCGTTTATAACAACTGCCCTTTTTAATTCATAGTTTAAAAGGTTGTTACATTGTGCTACAAGTTTAGCTTGTGCTGATGCAGTTGAAGCATCGATTTCTCCTTTGTCTAATTTATCCATTTGGATGCAAAGGTGTGCAAATAATGATTTTGTGTTTACTGGTGTCATTTGTTTAGTTGTTTAATTGTTAGTTTTAAAAGTTTCGGCAAACCTACTAATAATATTTTTAAAAATAAAATTGTTTGCTAATTATTTTTGTTTTATATTTGCCAAAATTTAAAACTAACATTATGGAAACAACATTAACATTGCATTGGGAGTATGAAGAAGATGACCGTGAAAACGGAATTCGTGGCGGTTGGGTGCTTACTGACATCACAAATGGAAAAACATCAGTACATTTAAGCCCTAAACTTGAACAACTTATTAATGAGGAATTAGATCCTAACAATTTATAACTATGAAAACAAAAGCATCACTTATCCTATGGGCAGCATCGGCCCTATTTATGTCTTTTTGGGCAGTATCATTCGCAATGACTGGCGCAGAAAATGGGAACTCTGACTTTTTAACCTTTACTCTTTCATTATGTGCATCGCTAACAAGTGCGGTTTGCGGTGCAGGGTTTATGCAACAATGGTTGAAAAAATGAAGTTGCTCTGGAAACCAACAAAGTTAACCTGCGACATTGTCATTCCCGACATTGAAAAGTCAGATGGAGTGCAAAAGGTTATCGGCTTCTCACGTGGTTGGCATCATTGGAATAGCATTAGGTTAGGTATTCGTAAGGAAGACACCTACATTGTGCTATATTTCTATGCGTACATTAATGGCAAGAGAGTAATCCAGCGTTTAGGCAGATTTGAGATTGGCGAAAATGTATCGGTTGAATTGCAATGGGGCAGTTATATCGAATGCAAAGCTAACGATGGTTACGCATTTAGAATAGCACCAAGACACTCTTTTCCGATTGGGTATCAGTTGTATAGTTACGCTGAGAAAGATGGTGTAGAGGGTGTGCAAGTGCCTATTGAGATTGAGATAATGAATCTATGCGTGTCTTAATGATATTAATGTGGTTGCTATTCAATAGCTGCCACGTAAGTAAAGAAGTTAAAATGGTACACAAAATGACTAAATGTAATTAAAATGGAAGCAAAATTAAAAGCAGAAGAATTATTTAATAAATATAAACCTATTTGCGCTGGCTATAATGGAGGTCAATCAAATAAATACTTTTCAAAACAAGCAGCATTGATAGCAGTTGATGAGGTATTAAATCAATTCATTTGGAAACCATCAACAGGAATGAGTTATTGGCAACAAGTTAAAACCGAAATAAACAACCTATGAAACAAGTCACAGCAGTTGAATGGTTGGTTGAGCAACTAAACGAAAAGATAGATTTTATTCCAATGCAAAAATGGGATATGATTAGAGATATAGTCCAACAAGCCAAAGCAATGGAAAAGGAGCAGATAGAGAATGCTTATGGAGATGGTTTAAATGCTCATAGAACTAATTTTTGTAACAGAGAAGAATACTACAATAAAATTTATAAAACAATATGAAACCCAAAGATGAAACCAAGCCCTTTGAATCGAGATTAATCGAGGACCTACACCCAACACTTGCTAATGCTTACAAGAAAGCAGAAGCGCAATTTAACGCAGCACACAACGATGTTCACGTTATAATTGTGTGTACATACCGCAACAACGCAATGCAGGAAGTTTATTATGCTAAAAGACCAAAGATAACCCAAGCCCGAGCAAATCAGTCACCGCATAATTATTACCCATCACGTGCTTTCGATATTGCCTTTGTTAAGGTTGGCAAACGTGAGTTAGACTATTCTGCAAAGCATTTCAAAGAGTTTTGGGAGATGTTGCAATCGGTATCTAATAAGCTAACTTGGGGCGGTAATTTTAAGAACTTTTCAGACCTACCACATTTCGAATTAACTAACTGGAAAATGACCATTGTATGACACGCAATACACGCTACACTAATGGCAAGGAGGTTATAACCTTTAGCAAGATTGATTTTATTGTAATCGGAGGTCGAAAGATTGACCACGTTTATTTTAGGCGAAAAGATAAAGTAGATTTAATTATGCCTTTGGTAGAATGGAATTTAAAGGGTAAATTTGAGTGGACAATAATTAATTGAAATGAAAACAATAAATAGTTTAAGCGGAGGTAAAACCTCAAGTTATTTAGCAGCCCATTACCCTGCTGATTATAATCTATTTGCTCTTGTTAAAATTGATGATGTAAAATGCGCCCCAAAAGACAAAGCACTTGTAAAATTTATATCCGATAAAATAGGAGAAGATTTTATTGCAACTGCTGAATCTGATATGACACTAAAAGCAGTTATTGACTTGGAGCAAATGATAGGTCAAGAAATTATTTGGGTACACGGACTATCATTTGAGAAAATGATGAAAAAGAAAAGCGCAATGCCAAATATGGAGTGGAGGTTTTGCACAACTGAAATGAAGATGCGCCCAATTTGGGACTGGTGGTTTAAAAATATAGGCGAAAAGGTAAAGATGGGTATAGGTTTTAGATACGATGAAAAAGAAAGAGCAGATAGATTAAGCACATCATTTAAAGGAATCATAGGAAAGTCAAAAAATGGATTAAGAAATAAATGGGGTGAGTTAGAATGGAGGGAGGGTTATTTTCCATTGATTGAAAATAAAGTTACTCATTTGCAAGTAAAAAAATGGGCTGATTCAACAAACTTAATATTTCCATCTGATTCAAATTGCGTTGGTTGTTTTCATAAGCCATTACAACAACTGCGTAAAAATTGGGATTTAGAAACTGAAAAGATGCAATGGTTTTCAGACCAAGAAAAACACGCTACTTGGAAAAAAGAAGCTACTTATGCACAAATTAAAACAATAGGTTTGCAACAAGACTTTAACTTTGGCACTGGAAGCGGTTGTCAAGCAGGATTTTGCACTGATTAAAAAACTAAAATATGAATCTAAAACAAAAATACCGCAGCCCAGACAACCGCCAATTAAAAAAGATTGCAGACTACTTAATCTACGTTTTGCTGCCATTCATTCAAACAAGTTTAGCACTCGCAGAAACGCAAGGATTAATCACTCTGAAGCAAGCCTTTTGGGGCGGTTTGGCAGCGACATTCTTGCTTATTAATACTAAATTCTTAACTAAATTCACAACCGAAACACCTACAACAACTGCGGTTATTGATGGGGATGGGTGCTAAAACTAACAATATGGACGAAAGAGATTACAAGGCTATGAATGCCACCGAAAACAAATTATTTGAACCAAACAATATGAAAAAAGAATTTGCAGTAAGAACACTTAAACGAATTAAAGAAATTCAGCAAACACACCATAAGTTAAAGGCTTTGGGTATAGATTTAATTGATTACGAAAACGGTATTAATTTGCTTGAAGAAAGCATTGTGCTAATGTTTACCGAAAATGAAAATGACTTTGAAAAGGCTCTTGATGATGTGCAATGGTGGCTTTATGAAAATGTAGATAAAATTCTAACGCTTAAAGATAAGACTAAAGTTGATGTCAATACACCAGAAGCGTTTATTGATTGGCTTAATAAATGGTATAAACAATAACAATATGAAACCACAACACCAACTTATAACATTCGCAGTCCTATGTTTATTGTTAATTATAGGATTAAACCATTGCGCCAAAGACAAACCAAAGCCTATTCCATTTGACTACAAATTAGAAGCGGAAATGATTAAAAAGCAGTTTGGTATCGAGCAGGTTATTTTACTTAATCAACTGGAGAATGTTAACCGAAGACTGCAAGTTGCGAACAACGCAAAAGATAGCATTAGAAAGCGTGAAATATCATTAACCAACACTAACATAGCATTGATGAAGAAACTGCGTAATACACTACCAAAAGAGTGTGACACAGTGTTTGTGTTATGTGATGAAATAATCAATGTAAAGGATAGCAGTTATGCTGCGTTATTTAATGCGTTTCAATTGTGTGCTGATGCTTCAACTATTAAGGATTCTTTAATAGTTGCTTACAAGGCGGAGAATGTTACCGATAGTACGTTGTTAGCTATAAGCAAGCAGGAAACGAAAAAACAACGCAAAGGTAAAATAGCAGCCTGGTGTGTTGGTGGGGCTATGTTTATGCTTTGGTTGTTTGTTGGTTTGAAATAAATTATTACATTTGCAGCGTTCAATGTTAGTTAAGTTATTAGATTCATAGCCCTTGCAGAAATGTGAGGGCTTTGTTATTTATCATCGATAATCCCAAGCATAACTAACAACGCTATTACACCGCCTTTAAATAGTCTTCCTACATTCTTTGCAATTTCTCTATATTGATACAACATCGCAATCAAATAAACAAACAAAATAATCAAGACTAATATCAAAGGCTTTAGTGCTACAATTTCTTGGTTAGTCATTCTTGTTTTTCTTGGCAACACGATACGATGCCCACATTGATACTACTAATGCACCTAATTTAGCACCATCGTAAATCGTGTCATATATGCCGACTAAATTCATATTGCCAAACCAGTCCGATGTCCATACCCCTGCTTGAATGATGACGCTTGTAATGATGACTAAAATGCTATTGTCTGGGTGGTGTGAATGTATCATAAATTTTCGTATTGTTTAGGAGTATAAAGTATCATAGGTACATCTTTTACCCACATAAATTCTGGTGTTGTTGTTTGTTCAATTTCTTCAATTGAAATTATCCAATTATTGTCAATATCTTGGATAGGATTGTAGTAAGAATAGGGCGCATATAACTGCCCGATTAATTCATCTTTTTGTAATTCCGTAAGTAAGCCAACGTAGGTTAACTTTTCTTCTTCTGTTAGTTGTGTTAGTTTCATCTTATACACTTCTACTTAAACTTGTTTGCATTGCTTGAATTAATGTGTACAATGTTGATGCATCACCAGCAGTTAATCCGCTACCAATAGAATCAAATTGATGACGATTTACAGAACTTGGAGCGGCTACACCATCAACATTTCTTGTTCCTAAATAAATTCCCACCAATGGCAACCCAACAGAAGCAACGCTATTAGTAGCAACGCTTACTCCATTTTTATAAATAGTCTTAGTTGTCGAGCCTGTTCTTGTACCTAATGACCACCCTCTATTGTCAGCAGTTGCAACCTGAAGCGTTGTAGCATCATTTCCAAAGTATCTAAATAAATTAGTAGTTCTTGTATCTAATTCTAAAACTCTTGTTGGTGCTGGTATGGTTGTGAAAGAACCAATATCTGAGTTAGCATTAGATATTATACCCATATAACTACTTAAATGATTATCATTTAAAGATAGTGTTGTGCTTGGTATAATGCCAGTTGTTGCATATCCAGTTATCGAATTTGTAGCACCATTTGCATTATGTGTCCAGCCTCCGATAAATGTTAATTGGAATGTTAATGTATTTATAAAATTATATGAGTGCTTTGTCGAATCACCTCCAACAAATGGATATATAGCATTGAATTTAGTTGTTAAACTATTCGCAATAAGTCCAGCTTCAAATGTGTTTAAAGCGTTTAAAATAACAGTATCGGTTTCCGATGTTGCAGCTATCCACGCAGTTGTTAGAGGTAGGTAACCAGCAGCAGGTCTTATGTATATTAATCTTCTACCCATTATATTCGTGTAGTTTTTAACGATGCTTGTAAGTTTGTCAATGCACTATTCGATGTTGTGACCAATGTTATCTTATCACCGATTGCAACTGTGTTTGCTGCACTCGCATTAGCAGTTGCTATGGTGCTACTTACCGATACTGCACTTATGCCAGTTACATCTACTCCATTTATCTTAACTGCTACTGTGCAAGTGCCAGATGCAGAGATAATTTTTAATTGATTAATTGTGTATGCATATTGAGCATATAATTCTAATGTGTATGTTGTTGCTGCTATGCTTGAGCCACCATCTTGAAGAGATAGATTCTCAACTTTTAAGGCATTAATTTGCGTTTGAATCGCACTTGTTACACCACTTAAATAACCTAATTCCGTTGGTGTTGCTCCATTTATATTTTGAGCAGTCGTAATGTTTCCATTGGCACGATTAATAGCTATTGGGTTATCTATATGAGTGCCTGCGTCATTGTATCTTCTAAGTTGAAAATCTGCACCGCTATTTGACCCACTTTCCATGCCATCAACACGTAATGCCCATCGTTGAACATCACTAGTTCTAAAAGACAAAATTCTACCAACTCCATTGTCTGCATCAATTTTTACTCGTACAGTTGTAGCCCCACCATCAATATGCAACTTTTCAGCACCAGCGGGTGTACCTATACCAATTGTGTCAGCAGTTAATGAATGAATACCCAAGTCGACATCGGAAGTCGCACCAGTATAAGGAACACCACCAGTTATATCACTCAACATCGCAAAGGTTTGCGGGCTTGTTACTTTATTGGGAATTTGAAATTCGGTTGCAGTTGTAAGTGTTGGAGATGTTATTGTTGCCTCACCTGATGATGCGTTTACTATTTTTATTCGGTCGTGCTTAATTACAACGCTTTCAGTTCCATTGTCAACAGTTACACCTACTGATGTTGTAGCACCAGCAGTTGTTACTTGTTGTAGGTTAGGTGTTGCTTTTAAATTAGCTATATCCTGCGCGGTTGTTTTTTTAGTTGAACCACCTTGCACAATAGGTAATGGTTCTGTGCCTGCTAATGCACCAGCACTTGTTAATGCACTTATTTTTAAATCTGCCATTATAATATTATTTTAGATCCGTCTTCCTGCAACAAATAAAATCCATCCTCTAATAAAATAAAGTAAGGAATTACTGCCGCTTCGCTTTCGGATTGAGTTGCAAATATAGTGTTAAATGGAATGTTATTTGGTATTTTAGTAACTTGAATTATTTGTGTTCCAACATCCGTTGAAGTAATATCTAATCCTGTGAGCTTGCAAAATTCTGCCACGCGATTAAGTCCATAACCAAACTGCAAAGCCAAATCATAAACCGATTGTGTTTGCTTAATATAATAACTATTGTCGGGCTGTTGTGGTGTGTTCTGTTGCTTTATTGCAGCCGAAACAACATTGCGCCTTATTGTGTCATCATAAGTCAATGTAAGGCCCTCTATTGAATCGGTTATTGTTAAATCATTATCAGTGCATAACTTAACCGAATATTGTGCATCGCCATACAATTGTATCGCAACATCATAAATCCCTTGCCCTGCCTTAACTACGTATTGCATCGACATCAAAATTAGAACTATTATTATCGCTGAAGTTAACCGTTATCGAACTAAATCCATCTTGTGCTAATTGTAACAATATTTGTTTTTTCAATTGCAATTGTGAACCACTGCTATTCAAGTAATTATCAATTCCAACACCGCAAAGTATATACTCTTTCCAATCGCCTTGTGCCGAATTAATAATGTC